TATGGACAAAATAATTGGTGCGCAGGAGGCTGTGGTCATTGTCAATTTTGAAATTTGGCGCAGGGACAAAGATTTGTTGCGCAAACTTGTTGCTTGGCAAATTGACAGCGTTATCGTTGATGAAGCGCACAACCTGAAAAATACTGCAACGTCAAATTTCAAAAACGTGGAAACTATTATCAAAGCTGATAACACGTGCGCACAATGTGGCGATTACATGGATGGTTTGTATGACCAAAAGTACAAGCCTCGGTTGGTGCCTCGTCTGTGTGCCTCGTGTGGTTGGCGCAAAGGTACAGACGACAAAGAGTACAAGTATTTGTTGGACGAATGGTTATCGACAAAGAGTGTGAAACATGTGTGCTTTACGACAGGTACACCGTTGCTGAACAGCCCTCTCGATATCTTCTCGATGCTGAACCTGTGCGATCCGATTCTGTTCAAACGTAAAACAGAGTTTATTCGTTCGTTTTGTATACAGAACTATCACTCGGGCAAAATTGAGTTTAGGGATGGGCAGCTTGACAACTTGAAACCGTTGATTGCTGGGCGTTTCATTGCCCGTACACGGGAAGATGCTGGCATTGTCCTACCCGCACAGCGTAAGCACATTGTGCGTGTCGACATAGACCCTGAGTTGTACAAAAAACAGTACAAGATTATTCGCCAACTGTCTGAGCGTGCATCCATCATGTTGGACAGTGGCGAACACATGACGGTGATGCATTTGATTGCGCTGATCACTCGCAAGCGCCAAGCAAACGTATGGCCTGCAGGTATTGAGCTGACAGATTATGACGGTAATGTCATATTTTCTGTGGGCAGTGAAGTGCAGGAGTCAGCGAAGATTGATGCACTTGTTGAGCAAGCGTTGATTATGCATAAGCAACAGCGCAGACAGGTGGTGTTTAGCCAGTTTACGTCTGCTCTTGATGCGTTGCGGGATAGGTTAGAAGATGAGGGGTTGAGTGTTGCGTTGTTGACAGGTGCAACACCTAAGAATTTGCGTCAAGAAATCAAAGATAATTTCTATTTATCTAAAGGTGAGGAGCCAAGATGGGACATCGTACTGTGCAACTACAAGACGGGTGGGACGGGGCTAAACCTGACCAGTGCAACTGTTACGCACATACTCGACGAAGAATGGAATCCGGGCAAGAGGGACCAGGCTTACGCGAGGACAGACCGCATTGGCCAACAGCAAGAGAACGACGTGTACGTTTACAGGGTGCCAGCGAGCATCGACACGTGGATGAGCAACACGATTCACCGTAAAGAGCAGATGGTGTCGGCGTTCAACGATACAATGACAGAATCTGATGGCGAGATGACGGCTGAGAGTTTGAGTGAAGCGATGAAGAGCGGTGAGATACTGTGACGTTTGATCCAGACAAGTACGAAGATGCGTGGCTTGGTCTTCATTTACGTTTGTACGAACCACACCAAGACGATGTTGCGATCATCGAAGTAGAGCGGGGTGTCGGCAGGCCAATGGCTGAGCCGAGTGATATCACTGATATCACATCGACGGGGCGTAAGCGAGCAGCGATGATGTACCCCATTTTCAAAGATATGAAATGTGAGTGGGGAGGACTCAAGTATGCAGGAGGTGGCGTTGAGCCAATCATCGGTTGCCATGGCAACATTATTCAGCCAACTAAAGGCCCCGACAAGGGTGACCGCCACCATGGGCCTGACAAGAACGTCATCAACAATGCGCCCAACAACGTACACCGTATTTGTTCTACATGTCACAACAGGTGGCACGCCCTGAACAACAAGTATTACGGTGAGAGACCGCCAGCTGACGAGCCTTTTGTGCCCTTGCAAGAGTACAAAGATCACGATGCTGAGACAAAAGCTACAACTGAAGAGATCAATGAAAACGAGAAATGGTGGGCGACACGCCGTAAATTGACAAAGGATGTTTCGCTCGATTAGTGTTACGCTAGTAACAGGACGGAGATAATGATGCAACTGTGGATTGATTTAGAAACTACCGGATTGAGCCCTGACAGCGATGAGATTATTGAGGTTGGCTGGTTCGTTGCGGACAACTGGGAGTGGGTTACCCAGCCCCAGTCAGCTATTGTCACGCCCAGTAAAACAACTTGGGAGCTGATGAAGCAGGACCTGTTTGTGCAGTCAATGCACACACAAAACGGATTGATTGACGAAATGATGAATGGTGACACGTTGATGATTGAAGACATAGAAGACCAGATCATTGACGACCTTCGCCCTCTCATGGCGCTGCAACCTGACGAGCCCGTTATTCTGGCTGGCTCCAGTGTTCACTTTGACCGTGGCTTTATTCACGAATACATGCCACGCCTTGACAAGATGCTGATGCATCGACACTTCGATGTCAGTGTGTTGCGCATGTTCTTCGATGACATGGGCTACTTCAGCTTCAAACTTGAAGGCGAATCTGCACACCGAGCAGCAGACGACGTACGGGCTAGCTATGCTCAAGCACGCAGCTACGTAGAACTTGTCAACGAACTGTCGGAGGCTGACTAACAATGCCAAGCGTAAGCCATTCAGAAGTCGACAGCTACCTGCTGTGCCGACGCAAACACTATTACGGTTACGGCCTCAGCCTTGAGCGCATCAACCAAAGCAACTCGCTTGCCACTGGCACAGCTGGACACAAAGTATTAGAGGTGTTCTATCGCACGATCCTTGATGGCGGTCAGACGTGCGAAGAGCAAAAAGATGTCTTCGAGGCGGGCCTGACGGCAGCTCGTGACGCATTCGCAGAAATAGTCAGGGAAGGCTATGAAGATGCGTCTAGCAGGGCTCGCCTCGAAGACATATTGTTTGACGAAGAATGGGGCTACTTTGCCAACGAGTTCTTTGTCAACAACGGCTGGCGAATACTAGCTGTCGAAGCAGAATACAACTTGCTATACGACGAAGACAGCCAAGCAACCTACCCGTTTGTCGTAGACATGGTGGTTCAAGACACTGAGGGTCGGTATGTTGTCGTCGATCACAAGTTTGTGTACGACTTCTACACGCCAGAACAAACTGATCTGCAGCCACAGATTCCTAAATACATTGGCGCGTTGCGAGCGCTGGGCTACGAGATTGCTTACGGTGCATACAACATGCTTCGCACACGCAAGATAAAAGCTCCGACAGCTGAGAACATGCAGTACCTGTTGATTCTCAAGCCGAACAAAGAGCGTGTTGTCAACACTTTTATGGAACAGCTCGGCGTGGCGGCAGAGATTCAAGCGCTCAAAGAACTTAGCATTGAGGACCAAAACAAGCGGGCCTACCGCACAGCCAACAAAATGGTGTGCCAGTCCTGTTCGTTTAGGGACATTTGCTCAACAGAATTAGTCGGCGGCAACGTCGAACTAATGAAGAAAACCGAATACAAAATACGAGAAAGACGAGAGTTTGCTCCCGTCGTGATTGAAGGAACTAACAATGAGTAATCGCCTTGATGAAATCCTTGGGCGCATGACTGATCTTGGGTCGGAAAAAGTCAGCAAGAACCTGATGGCAATGCTGTATGGCAAGCCTGGTACTGGCAAGACCGTCCTATCCGTTGCGCTTGCACAACAAATAATTAAACCTAAGCAGAAGGTGCTGTACATCGACACCAAAGAAGGATGGGTGTCGCTGGAGAACCATCCCAAACTACTCAAGAATGTCGTACGTGCAGAGTACAATTCATTCTCTGACTTTGCTGTAATTGCTAACGCAATTGCTAACAAAGAAAAAGGGTTGGACAAAGTAGGAGCTGTCGTTATTGACGAGTTCTCTACCGCTGCCGACATGCTGCTTGACGCTTTGTTCCGCGAGGACGTAGGCGCAAGACCAGATGAAATCCCTACAGACAATCTCGATGCAAGACTGTACAAACCACTCGGTGACGCATGTCGTAAAGCTGTCGAGATGTTTCAGAACATTGCTGGTGTTCACGTGATCCTTGTAGCTCACGAGCGTGAGGTTGTTGACCATCGCAAAGTTAAGGTAATCAAGCCAGGCTTTACCCCGAAGAACAATGACGGGTTGCAGAAGCTGATGCACGTTACCGCACACGTCACT